TTCTATTTTTTTGAAGTTATTTAAGTTTAGTCAATATTCTAAGTTCTGAATCCGTTAGATCTAATGAATTTACTAATCTTTCGGCTCCAACATACTTGGCAATAACATCAAGCTGCTTTCCTATTGCCGTCTCAATATCGTAACCGTTTTCAACTTCCCGGATAATATTAAAAAACATGATAGCCCGGATCAAAGCCATAATTGTAGGAACAGCTTTAGGCTTTGTCCTGTACTGCAAGATCAAAAGATTAGCATAGTAAGCGATTAATTCGATGTTCATGATATTGTTATCCTTGCCACGGCATTGATCCACCGATTTTGAGGTGAGCTAACAGAAATAACTTCAAACCATGTTGCGTCATCATCTGAAACCTCTACCTCTGTTACCCGGTATTTACTATTGATATTTTTTAGAAAATCTATGATTTCATCTGAAGCGGCTTGTCCTCCGATATCCCAGAACAACCCCTCGACAATGGTTATTTTCAGTGCGTCGGTATCGATGAATCCTCCACCGATCAGAGAAATAGTAAATCTGATATAAAGGTCTTCTGAGCCTGGTTCGTCATATTTTGAAATGAATAAGGTTCCATTTGGTCTAGTTATTTCAATTTCTTGTGCGCCCCGCATCCCTGAACCGCTGGACTTTTTCTTATAGATGACTTCACCTATTTCCATGGGATCTCCACCCTCGACAATTGCCCAAATCGTGTGTGCTGGTGTCCCATCTGAGTCCACTGCATTGGTATCATTTTCGTAAACTCTGGCCACGGATACACCTTCCAGGTTTGCAAGTGAAGATTCTATTCCGTCCAGGTATCCGATTGAAGGGATTGCGACAGAACCACGCCTACGAACTTTCAAAGCTGGATCTGATTCCTCATCGACACCGATTGATAAGGCCCCGGACGGATTATTTATATCTGTCACACCTGCAATTACAGTGACCGGATCTGTGATCGTATTGATCTGAATCTCAACTATACCAATCTCGGCGGCTCTGAATGTCAATTCCTCTGTTCCAGCGGCAACGATAGAAACTGAATCCAGGAGATAAAATTCTGTTCCAGCGTCATCTTTAATAATATATAATCCTTCGACAGTCGGGTTCAATATGTTGGACTGGGTGTCAAGACCGATCAGGTTTAGAGCTCTATCAACCGTTATCTCAACTGGTGTAAAAGTATAAGTTCCACCGTTCCTTGTGATTCCATTAATGGCTACCCGCTGATCGAGAACACGTCCAAAAGCTTGATCCGGGTCAAAATTGGCGTTGACTTGGTTCAGAACTTCACGAAGATCAACGGCACCCTGGGCATAAATATTGACCTGCTGTCCGTCCTGGCTGTTCTGATCTACATTGATATCATTGCCGTAAATGTCTTGAAGATCCGCTACAAGTTCGGCTCTGATCTCTGCCAGCGTTTTTAATTCTAGTCCTTCATCGTTTAAAATATCAGGCATTTTATTTTTTTAAAAAGTAAGTTTTGAAACCCCAAAAATATCGGTGTAGGTTGCTTCCCCTGAATATTCTCTATCATCGACATCAATGGTAGATGTAAAACTATTGATCTTTATCACTCCCTCACTCTGCAAAATCACCCTTTTTATGTCTGAGTCTAATAGTTTCTTTGTTCCGACATCAAGCAAATTGTTATAGTCTACCCCTTCGGCTATGGCAAAAAAGCAGTCCTCTTTCCAAGAGAGCAGGCGAGTTTTTACGTTGTGCAGGATGGCTCGTTGATTTCTAAGATAGTCAGAAAGTCCTTTTCCAAAAGTAAAATCACCGTCTGCCGTTGAGTTTCTTATAATCATGATGCTATCCCTGTTGTCCCTGGAGCTGTTGTAACCGGGTGTGTATGATTGGTTGATTTCGTTCCATTGCCGTCGATGATGTCGCCCGTTCCATCGTCAAAAGTTGGAGCGTTTGAAGGCTTGGCAACCCCACCAGAAGACAATCCTGTACCAGTATTGTAACCAAGGTTTCCAAGGTGGAAATGGGTCAGCATTGAAACTGCCGTGGCAGCATAGTCAGCAATGATGTCAACCAGTGATTTGATGATTCCCGTTACTGTCAAAGTTCCTGTGATTTTAGTATTTGCCACGATATTTAATCCACCTGGGGCAGTAATATCAATTGATCCATCAGCTTTTATGCTTATCAAAGAATTACTTCCTGTTGGCCCGATCAGTCTAAAGGCTGCACCATCATTTGAAAGTGCTTTTGTCCTGGGATTGATACCAACAAGGGCTATTCCATCGGCTATGTTGTGTTTCCTGGTATCCGGTGGAATAGCCACGTTTGCAGTATCCCACCAGTCGTCAATATTCCTATCACAAAAAAGGACTAGACAATAATCTCCAGGTGTTATCGGAAAATCAAGATAAGAACCACCACCGTTCAGAACAAAATAAGGACAATCAACTAGCAAGGGATATTTTGCCGTTTTACCATCTGGTAATCGTCTTAAAAACTGTATTTTAATTGAAACGGTTTGGTCATCATTTACGGCTTCAATTTTGCCGATCTGAACCGCATTAAAATTTGACAATAGTGCGTCTCTGCTTTCTGCAAGCAGGTCATCAAGATCCGGTGGATTAATTGTTGGTTCTGTCATGCCACTTCCTGTAGTCCTTCCGCTCCGTAATACAAGGATAGTGTTGTTATAGCAACACCAGATGAAGCCCCTGAAATCTCAACATTATGATTGAACCCCATAATTTTATACTGTCCGTTGAATCTGGCCTCTAAACTTTCAATCTCGTATATTTTACCAACCTGGACTTGTGGTTGGAAAAGCACTTGCACATCAAGAAAAGCTTCTCTACGCCTGGGAGTTGACAACAAATCATCTCGGTCAAGCCGGATAACATCTCCCGATAAAACTTCATTATTAGCAAGAACATGAACAACCTCGTGGTCGATATGACATTACCTTCTGTTTCCTGGTTCAGTAAATCATAGGATTGACCAACCAGTGCTTTACCTCGTGGGCTTTGTCCCTGAGATGGAGAACCCATTGCACCGGCCACAAGTCCGGGTAAATTGTTAATAATTTGCTTGATATAGTTTTGCTTTGGTGTGTTCTTTTCAACCGTCATTGAGGTAAAACCGTTTTGAATGGCATATAACCCATCGTAACAATCCAGTATTGTTTTCCATTCCGTTTTTTCTTTTACGGAATAGGCCTCGAAAATGTTCCCGGTGAATATTTGGTGAAGCCTATTATTGTACCCGGCCTGAAGTTTTACTTGCCAGTAATTAGGGATTGAAAAACGATCCTTGTAAATCTGGTTCCTGGTCTGTGGTCCGAGATTGATTATTTCAAGGCTTGCCGTGTTTGCTGAAGCAAGGGTATTTCTGGTAAGTCCAAAACGTAAAGTTAAAGGCGGCTCAATGGTTATCTGTTTACCCGCTGGCGTAAAAACATCAAGTCTATATGTGCGTCCAAATTTACCCTGCATCCCTCAACCCCGTATAATAATCGCTGACTTCTTGAACTTCATCAAGTGACAAAATATAGATATTTGCCCGATCTTTTGCAAAATCATTGATCAAAAAAGGATCTCCGGTCCCTTCAGTTATGACAGCTAATCCAAACGGTATAATATTTTTATACTGTGAAAGCAAATTAGGAGAAGAGTATATCCGGTTTCCTTTCAAAACAAAATCTTGCCATTCCAGATCAAAATCAAAGCTCTGGATCGCGGCATTGTAAGACAAAGTTATTTTGATGCTGTCACCGTTTTCTATGACAGTCGAAAAATCTTGAACACCTGTTGCCCTGATTCCGTCTAGTCTTTTCATTATCCCGCTATTTTAATTTGTACAGTATAGAAGTATTTTCTTCCTGACTTCTAATCACTCCCTGATCTTCTTTCGGAGCGGATTGCGCTTTTTCACGGATCGGAAATTGATCTTTGTCAAAATCTACAACCTCTGTTCCTGAGACTCTTAATTGTTTGAGTGTTACCGATATATCTGTTATTTGATTTGACTCCCCGCCCTGAGTGAAAGATAATGTCTGAATCACCATATTATTAAAAAAATCCCAAGGTGTTTGGACCTCAAGCTGGGTTCTATTTCCGAGTGCTGACAATTTTTTAAATGCTTTTTGTTGTAGTGTCTCTTCCGGTCCCTCGCCTTCAAAAAAACCGATAATGTTTTGAGCCTTATCCAGTGTTTGATTGATAGCAGAAACGGCGGATTGTACTTGTTGCGTGACTCTTTGAACTTCTTGAACTGCTCCTGGCGTTTGATCTCCAAGATAAGCTTCCACGCTTTCAAGTCTGTTTGATATCTCTTGAATTGCGCCTTCTACACCGCCAGGAGAACGGAAAACAAGTTCACCGATAAAGCCGGATAGTGTTATTATTATAGGCTTTTTAACTATGTGGTCATTCAGATACGAATTATTTTCTGTAAAATGATCAGTAATATCATACTCTATACTCAATGATTCATTATCTACAATATCAAAAATAAAACCCTCAATACCCCAATTTTCTTTTGGCTTTAATAAGGTGTTGGCCTTATCATCAAGATAGGACCTTGCATCACTTGAGCCTTTATTTGTGGCTTGCGCAATTGTTGAAAAGCTCATTGATTCCTCGGTAATTGTGCTGAAGCTGCGTTAATAGATTTTTGTATCGATTTCGCTGCTGCGTCTCCTGTCGCCACCGGATCAGCGTTTCCGTACACATTCTGAGTGATATTATTGTTTTGCGTGGTCTGGCCTCCCCCGGAAAACATTTTGGAAAGTATGGCGGTGATTTGCTCCCCAATGCTCATTCCTGAACTTTTTATCATAGCGGCTTCCATTTTAGGCGGTAACCGTGTTTCTATCCATTCTTTTTCTTTTTTTTGTTTTAAATCTCTAAGTTTATCAAGTGCTTTATAGCTTTTATAAACGATCAAGATTGCATCACCAAGCGCGCCCCATTCCTTGAGAATGTTTTTAATCGAAAAAATATCACCGGAAGCCATGGCCTTAAAAAGCTTTAAAACGTCTTTCATGGTTCCAAATACGCCTTTAAGTGTCTTTTCAAGCTCTGGGAAGCTTTTCATTGCTTCACCGAAAAGAGATTTTCCACCCTTTGAATAAACATATAGATCATCGAGAACGGCCACAAGCAGGATAAAACCGGCGGCAATCAACCCTATAGGGGAAAGCAAGAGAGCTGCATTCATAGCAATGATAATACCGAGCAATCCTTTAAGCGCCCATTCCCAACCTATTGTTGATGAAACAACCCTATCGATCATAGATCCAGCGTTTCCTAATGCCTTGACGAACATAGAGACATATTTGAAACCAAGCTTGAACCCTTCAATAATAGCTTTTTCATGGATTTTCATGAATGCTTGCAGGTCTTTTGATGCTTTTCTGATTTGTGGGGAAAGACCGACCGCAATTTGAGATTTCATATAACTGACTGCTCTAGCCGCAAGGTCAACGGCTGATTTGGTTTTGTTCAGCGTCTCAATGGCTTCCGGCGATATGATCCAAGCCCTATCTGCCATTTCGTCAAATTCTTTCCGTGTAAGATTTAAGGTCTGAAGCAATCCAGCACCTATCCCGATTTGAGATAGAATATTCTTTTTCATGCCATCGCTAAGACCTTTTGATTTTTCCCTGAGATCTTCCAGAATTTTAAACGGATCTTGCCTGGGATCGATACCAAGTAATTGATACCCGGATATATCTCCCTGGCCTAGTCTAATTTTTTCTTGATTTGAAACTATGGACTTGATTGCTGAACTGACACTCTCAGCACTTTGATTAGTTTGTTCCGCAACTGCCTGCCATTTTTGCAGCTCCTGTGCGCTTGATCCGGTTTCTACTTCGAATTGTTTGAAAGCAACCGCAGCCGTCATTGCTTCGGATGTTATTTTGCGAATAACAAGTGCGGTTCCGGCTGCCGCTGCCGTTGCTGCAAACAACCCAACTTTAACAGTTGTCATAGCCCTGTGAAAACTTTTGGCCTTGTCCTCATCAGTTTTTAATCCGATTCTAGCAAATAATTCAACTATATTCATTTGTCATTTAATTTGTATTCTGTGAACTCGTAATCGGAAAGAAAGTTCTCATAGTCAAGTATCCTGAAAACATCATCGACTGGGGCTTTTCTGACTTTACCGGGATCACCTGAATAATAACCGGACTTGGCTATCCTGAGACAAACAGCATTCAACTCGCTGGCTTTGATTTCAATTTTTGGTAGAATTCTGTCAGACCTGGCAGGCTGAAGGACTTTGAATTCACTAGCCCGAAAAAAGGGAAGATGTTTATTTTTAATACCTCCATCATGATCGGGTAATAATATTTTCGATTTTCAGCGGGTTCAAATAGATCGGCATTTACTTTATTTTTGTCAAACATTGCACGTTCAGCGCACTTAAAAAGGTGTTTTCTTATCGTGCTATCGGTTGTCAATGTCAGAATCGGTTCAAGTATCCAGCCAATGTCACCGGCTTCAATATCATCTATGTTTTCGGACTTGATATCAATGGATGATAGATCGATCTTGATCCCGTTTTCCTTGAGTGCCACGGCAATGATTTCTTTGAGTTCCATAGCATCTTCAAAGCTTGCCGGGGAGATAATAAGTTCTTTTCCGTCAATCTTCATTATGTCAGACCTCTATCTGAATTGGCGTAAATGATTTGCCAGGTTGTGACAGCCTGTTCGGTGTCACCTTCGACGTTTTCCTTTGCCGCTGGCATTTTCTGAATTATTCCACCGTCAAGGCTATACACATCATGGGTAATATTCCCCTGGCCGTCACCGATCCTTTTGACTACTTCTCCATCTATCAGAGTATACCCGGCAGGATCAAGGCTGAATCGGTTCATTTCACCGTTTAGATACTTATCATCTGCTGACCCCCGCATGATTCTTAGAGTCATTGTAACGACTTTTCCGGTGGAGTTGAAAGCATAGATCGTATTTCCATTCTTTCCTGTCTTGGCTTCTACCAGATTGTTTGGAAAGTCCAGAACCCCGGTGTCTCCATCTGCCAAATCAACCAGAATTCTAGGGCTTGCCCCCCTTGAACCGACTGCAATTGTGTCTTTGCCTGTTAATGATACGCTCATTTTTAAACCTCCGTAAGTTGTTGGAATATATAAATTATTAATGTTACCCTACAAATATATAAATATATACTCAAGGTAATGACCCACGGTGATTTACACACGGTGGATTTAGAACTTTAGGTTCATGCGAAGTGTTTACCATCAATGCCTTGCATCCTGAAAAATCAAATAGACCAAAAATCATTAAAACATAGTATTTTACAACTGATAATATGTAACTATACGTAATCATTGAACATTTAAAAATAGGAGTTTAAGAATTTCAAACCTAAAATATATGTCAAAATATTAAGCTTCAATTAACACTACCACATTACTCGAATGTATGGCCCCGGCCTCTTTTGCTGCTATCTGACAAACGGGAGCCACCCTTGATTCTCTGACTGCTTGAGATTGTTGAGCCACCGGCAATGAGTAAATGAAAAAACCAAACTCTTCAATGTTCCGGTCATGATCAGCGGGATTGCCAAACCGTGTTGATCCATTCCATGTTCCAGGGGCAAAGACACCAACACCAACATATCTTTTCATGACCGCACGATAAGCGCCTTTCAATCCGTCCATGCCTTGCTCTGTTTGTGGTATTTTCGTGGTAGTCGTTGCCAGATAATTGAACCCAGTAACCTGAAGATCAACTTTCAAAGCGAGTCTGGTATAAACCTGATCAGAAAATTGATTAGCACCTGAAATAAATATCTTGGGAATCCCAAAATCCGCGATGATATCAACCCCGGCAACTTTGCAAGCATCAAGATAAGTTTGTGTGATTCCAGGATCAGCAACCAGGCCAACAAAGTCTTTTAAGTGCATTGTTAGTGCGGTTCCGGTTGCGTTAAAATTGATTGACATCAACCTAGACATATAACCGGCAGCAAAATCCAGGGAATCATTTTCTGAAGCAGTGTAAAGCAAGCACCTCGTTTTCGTATATCCGGCGTCTTTGATATCGGTAAATATTCCGGCGATATCAGCAACAAGATTAGATCCTACGGCCTGGAATTTGTCACAGCTCTGAACCGTTGCGGCCAGTTCCTCTAAAATCACGTCACTGAACTTTACGTTGTAAACGATTCCAAAATAATTTGCTGAACCTTTGGTTCTAAGGATCGTGTCTTTCGCACGTTCGACACCTGTTGCGGCTCCTGTTGCTGAACCTGATAGATTCAACACCGTGGCAATGTCGGTTCCTGTTCCGGCAGAACCAATAGTAATACTCTTGGTTGCCCCGGTTTCGATTGTTTGCAACGTGATTACAGCGGATGCAAGTTCACCGGAAAGAATAAATTCAAGACCAGCGGCCAAAATTGCGGTACTGTTCAGTGAAGCCTCAACCGTTGAAAGATCGGTCAAATCTAGCTCACCAATTAGCAGATCACTCGCCGCCCCTCCATCTATTGCAACATTTAGGTAATAATCATCGGCAGTTAAAGAGGTTAGATTAACCGGCCCACTGCTCAAAATAACTGCTGCGGCTGCTTCCGCTGTTTGAAGCCTGGGAATAACGACCAGGAAACCGCCACCGGTTAGGATGTTGATCTTCTGATTAAAAACAGCAAGGGACAATCTGTAGGTTTCTGAATTACTTCCAAAATCAGCGGCGACACCGTCAGGATTTAGGTAGGTTCTTGAAACCCCGAAATCTCCCGGAATTGGTACTTCATCGGTTATGATTGCAAGTGCTGAGGTATTGATATTTGCAAGTCCTCGTTCCGGTCCTGATATTGAAACCCTGACCACATTAGAAATGTCTAAAGCCATGCGAAACCTCCTATTTTGATTCGGCTAGAATTGATGGTGTTTGAAATCTGTCAAAATATATAATCGTTTTTTCATATACTTGAACACTATTAATGATTACCGGTATTTGAAACCTATGTAAAGCCGATCTACCTGCAATAAATGATAGGTCCGTAATTTGTTTAGTTCTTGAAATTTTTATATCGTTCTCTTCCTGCTTTTGCTCTGAATATGTTGAGCCGATAGCGGCCAAAACTTCAGGCGCTCTATATTTTGCATCTGTGTTTCTGCTTGTGATCTCAATATTGTAAGTCGTTGAGATGGAAACTTTTTTGATTTCCTTATCACTTGCATAATCAAACCGGTTAGTGTTTCCAATGATTCGGCTAGGGCCTTCTGAAACGACGATATAGATATCATCATCCTTGGGAGCCTTGTAATTCTGGTTGTACACAACAACCCGGTCAGCATCCAGGGACATGTCTGTTGCTATGATATCACAGAGAATTATATCAGGCTTGATCATGTATAATCCTCGATTGCTTCATAGCTTGTAAAACCTGAAGACCTCCAATCATTGGCTTTTTCGATTCTGAATTTAGCGCCTGTACTATCCTGGATGATATCATCAGTTTTCAATAAAACGATTTTGCTTTTAATGATCACGCTCCACCATTTCCAGGTCCGTTGTTCCTCTGGTTTTCGATTGACCTGGGCAGCTGGCATTGGTTGTAAGTTTGCCGGATAAGTGACATCTGTTTCGACTTCAATCGTTTCATGATTGACAACGGTTTGAGTTATGATCGTTATATCTGACTTTCTCACCCACCCATTCAAAGCATTTCCAAGATAAGGAACTGGCATTTAACCCCCAACCCTGGACGTGATTGTCTGAAATAAACCACCGGTATCTTGCAGAGGTTGATCCGATCCCTTACCTTTGATAAATTCATTTTTGATCTGTTTTGGTGTCAATTCAACGCCTCTTTGCTTTAAAGGATAATTTGAACCGTGTATCGTTATATCGCTATTGGGAGGCCACGTTCCAAAACCAGTTGTTTCGAAAGCTTCCTTGACTCTTGCCTCACCTGCTATACCAATCAATTCAAAGATTCCTTTGATATCACCGTTTTCAACCAGCTTTTGCATTTTAGGATCTATTTCATTCTCGATAAACTCTTGACCGGTTTCCAGTGGCATACGAATAAAAGATCGTTCTGGAATCACGGTTTTATTTCCTCTTCCGGCTTTGTCGGTTCCAAATTCTTGAACGGCTCCGATTCCTGCAAGAGTAATACCACCCTGTTCAGTTTTTCCACCTTCGCCCAAAATACCGATATCCGTGAAAAACTTCTTTCCAAGGTTTTCAACCAGCTTTTCCAGTTTTGAGAAATCCCCTCGAACCTCTGAATCTCCTATTTTGTGAACGAATCCGCTCATGGTAGAGTCCCTCCATTGACAACAAAGACAGCACCATCCAGATATGGTTTTGCTAAAATCAGGTATTTTTGACCGTAGTAGGTCGTTGAATAAAACCCGTATTCCCCTTCATTCATCCATTCCGGGATAGACAGAGATTCCGAGATACCTCCGGCAGATCTTGAGGACTGATTGAATTTTGCCTGTCCATTGCTGGACACAACATCAATATCAAGTTGTAGGAAATGGGCAGTCAAATAATATAAGGCTTGCTTTGTGGTGTCATCATCAGGAAACAAACCAGGATTAAAAACCGCTTGGGCTTCAGCAATTGCGGAATCGATATCCTTATCCCTGATTTCCGGGAAAGAATAAGGAACAGTTGATCCATATGTGAATTGCCCACGATCAAAATAATCCTTGAACTCTGTTGCTGTAATCGTGACAGTCATTTGCTACCAGTTGTTTTTGATTTTTTCTTTGGTTCTGTTTCCAACTTCTCGCCAGAAAGACTTTCAACCATTTCGACAAGATGCTTTTTATAGTCATCTTCAGAACAGGCATTTTCATGCTTTTGAATAATGGCCTCACCGATCTTTTGATTGAATGTCAAAAACTTTCCGGGGTGAATGACCTCAATTCCGTTTCTCGTTCTTCTGAAAACAATCGGACGTATCCCTTTGTTGAATACTTTGATAGGTTTTGGCATGGCTTATTCCTTTTTGCTTGAGGTTTCAGCTTCTTTTTTCTCTGCTTTTGGAGCTGGTTCTTCGAGCAAATCCTTGATATCAGATTCCAGTTTCTCTACCTTTTCAGTCAAAATCTTGTTTTCAACTTCCAGCCTTGACACTTCCCTGGAAAGGTTTTTCTTTTCACCTGAAACCAAGGAATCAAATTCAATCAAATCACCGGGATAAGCCTTTATCATTTTCAATGCCAGATCTTCTTCGATTTCAACCGCACGTCCGGCAGGTACCAATCTATTTTTTCCACCAATTTTGGAAGGTGGAAATGTGAAATCCCGTTTTCCCTTGTTGTGAACCCTGATTTTTTCGTCTGTTTTCTTTGCCATTGTTTTGAACCGGATAGTTGTTTGGAAATGAAAAAGCCGGGATAGTTGTCCCGGCTCTAATCGTTATGTTCCTGTTTCATCCAGATAAAGAACTTCGCGTTTTCTATTGATCAGAAGACCGCTGTATTGCCCATGTGCCGGTTGCGTCCAATTGAAATTGTTCGCGGTAGCACTTTCCAGCATCGTGAAATCAACTGGAATAGTCATTTTCATTGTCTTAGGATCTGACTTATAAAGGACATAACGGTTCTTTGTGATGCCCCTGGAAGCGTTCCTGGCAGACTGAGCATAGGCAAGCCCCTTAATCCTGAAATTTGGATTATCGGTCGCCTTGGAAAAAGAATTGTTCAAATACTCAATTTTTGAAATATTGGGATAAGTATCTGAAACCGGAGCCGTTAATCCCAGGTAATCATCGGCAGGGATAACAAACGTATCCGGCTTATCTTCAGTGTCGTTGGAATTGGTGAAGTAAGCACCGAGAATTCCAGCAACCAGGGCCGCAAATTCTGTCTCTGTCATGCTTGAAATAGGGGTAGTAATCAACGTGGTATTTATATTGACCTCGCTATCGTTCAACAATCCAGTAACAAGAGGTTTGGCAGGATGACCCAAAAAAGCTACTTCCTGGATACCAAGATCCCAATCGGTTTTCAAGCTTTCCATTTTTGCTGCGACCAGATCCCAATTGGAAGCGGCGGCGGCTTTCGCAATATCTGCAATTGTCCAAACCACTTGTTTAGCCCATGTCACAATAGGCATTCGGATCGGAGACAGACCAGCATCAACTTGAGCCATTCTGCCGGTATCCGCCTGGGTGTCGATATCACCGTCAAAAAAACCTCCACCGGTCTGAAATGTCAGGTTCTGAATAATCTCGTCACCCCAAGCACCATAACCGACATCGACGGAAAAAAAGTCAGCCGGTGCAATCCGGTAGAACTTTTGTTCTACTGTCTCGGCTCTGATCTGAGAAAGGGTATCAATTAAATACTGGTAGCCAAGTCCACTGGTATCGATATCACCGTTCGCGTTTGTCAAAATCCTGCCCTTGATTGTCATATAACCCGGCAGGAGTCCATTCATTCTTAATAGTCCTTTATTCATGGTTTTATCTCCTATGTCACTGTGTTAGGGCCGGTTTTAACAAGAACCCGGACAAGATCACCATCAGCCAAGGATTTGTCCAGCAGACGACCAAATGGTGCATCGGTTGAGACCGCCTTTACTTTTCCGGGGTTTGATACATCGAGTGCCACCTGTGCCCAACGAGCAAGGGCAGCCGACGCAATCATGAACTGAACGCAGCCATCAAAAGATACCTGTACGATATCACCAGGTTGAGCAACTCCGTTTTTCGCATCGTAGACCCTGGCACCAAAAGGCTGATCGGTATCGGCTGTTAAAATGTCACAAAGAGGCACACCGTTTGGATCATCGGCACCACCATCAACGATCATAAGACCTTCCCCTGCTTCAATATCTGCGGCTGAAGAACCTGGATCGATGCGAAGTGTAAAAGCTGTGTTCAATCCACCGGAATTGAGATCCAGTTGACCAGCAACAGCACCTTTAGAAAATTGATTCATGTTGACGGTCATTAGATACCCCCTTCAACTTTAACAGCCGATCCGTAGAGAGCCTTTCCACGTTTCAGACGAGTTTTTTCGGTATTGATCACGATCTTTTCCGGCTCTTCGCCTTTACTTGCGTTTGCTTTCAACTTTTTGAAATGATCGTTAGGTTTTGCATAATCCGCTGAATTTGTCTTCACCGCATTGTCCACAACACTTTCTTGCGGTTTGTTAGTTGGAGGTTCAGCGTTCTTTTTTGAACAGTAATTGTCATAAAGATCTTTGACGCTGACCTCTTCACCGTCAACATCAATCGTATCTTCCATGTTAATCATGGGTTTTTCTTCAGCACCTTTACCAGTCTTGTAAGCCTCTACAAGTTCTGATAGTGCAATCTCATTGCCCTCTTCATCGACAAGAACGGAATCGGAATTGATAGCCATTTCCTCTTTATCGTCTGGCTTTTTTTCTTCGACAGGAGGATCGACCGCATTCTTTTTCGGCTCTTCCTTCTTTTTTGAAAAAAGCGTAAATTTCATAGTTTTACCTTTTTTAGAATTTTCAAATATTTTGACATCTCCATACCTTGGTTCCTTAACAATTGCCATATGATAATATTCCCCTCCAATAACTTCCTCATCATACGGAACATTGTTGTACACGCCTCCCTTTTCAACATCAGGAATATAAGCGTTTGAAACCAGATATCCTTTAACGTCAATGTTTTCTTGGGTTTCTTCATCCCAAATCATCATGTCAGCAAAAAAATAACCGGATTCCACATCATAACCAACATTTGAAATAATACCGGCTGCGTGTTCTTCTATTTCTTCACTGGTAAAATCAAAGGCTTTTTCAGGGTCTATGGTTTTATGAGCGAAGTTAAAAACAGGCTTGCCAAGGAAAGAACGATTCATCTGATCAAGGGCGGGTTTCCTGATCAAAACGGTCTCTCGTCGGTCTCCATCGGTATAGTCCACAACACCGGGTGTTATGTGTAATGCTCTGTATCTTTTTGGTTTCATGCTCTGGAATCTATTAATATTGTTATAATGACTGATCGATATCACCTTTATATGATCCTTGTCAAAAAAAATTTATTAGGTCATAAAAAGATGTATAATATATAAAAATAATACTTGACAGCTTTATATCAATTATATATACTAAGTATAACAGGTCAGCAAAAGAAGCTAACCCGTTAAAAAAATAAAACAACAGACCCGGCTGACCCGGGGAAACTAAAACGGAGAAAAAAGATGCAAGCAATAATAAGAAACAACCACAAAACATTTGATCCATCAGAAGTTGTAGAAATAGCAAAAAAATTAAAAGAATCTGACCCAGATTGGAATTATATTGCGAGACATGACCCATCTGGAAGGGGAAAATCTGTAATAGATGTTTTTGACGAGGAAGGAAATTTTATTTCTATGTTTTAACCCAAATCATGGCAACCGGCTTATACCCGGCTGATCCGGGAAATTTAATAGGAGAAGAAAATGAACACAAGAAAAAGAAATAATATGTTAAGTACATATGATGGATTTGCAGGGACAAGAACACTTGACGCTATTTTGTCTCAAATCCCGGCAGAACTGCAGCAACGATTAACCGGGAAAGAATTGGGTCAAGTCATGTCAGCCGTCAACACATCATATCACAATGCTAAAGCTGCTTGTGGTGCAGAAGTCGTCGATGATTGCGTTTGGGTAGAAAACAAATTGATCCCGTTGGCAGCAATCAAAGCTATCACAATCGACAAAAAAACCGAGACAGTAGAACGTAGACCTACATCCTATAACAACAGCACAAAGGAGGTTTTTACAATCACATCTTACAAAATGGATTATACAGAGCGGTTTTAACAAACGAAAATCAAACCGGAGGAAAGATGAGAACAATAAAAAATGGGCAAGATATCATATTAATAGGAATTTATGGAGCCGCGGCAAGATCAGCGGCGGAAAAGATCGCAAAAGAAAAATCAAGGAATAATTGGGTTAATGTGATTATTCCTTGGAATGGTGATTTTAAAAAAATCACTGCATCTCCAGGCCGTAAATTAGAGGGTTGGACAGATAAAATCGGCGGCCAATGGTGGTCGAAATCGATGACTATCAAAAAGCGATATAACAGCATTATCCGGTAAAGGAGGTAAAAATGGCTAAAACCAAAGCCGGAGCAATCCGGCGCAAACAGTGTGAGTGAAGTTTTAAATCATAAAAACAACCACTAAAAACAGGATATCTCCGACATATCGGCAGGGAGACAGGCAGACAAGACGCTCAATCCTTGCCGGTGTGTTTAACAATCAACACAAGGAATAAAATGAAAGAAAAAAAAAAGAAAGCGGTTTGGGTAGATGAAGATACCCACATGGAAATTTCGGTTATGGCAGCAAGACAGAAGGTTTCGATAAAGAAGTTTTTGAAGGAGCTGATCGAGAAAGAAAAAGAAAGGAGGGAAAATGGAGTCTAAAGATTTAGTTGGATCGATAATTAAAAAAATCGAAACCTCAAGTGACGGGATTAAGATAACCACCAACAAAGGAACTATCATTTCAGGAATGGGAGACTGTGGGTCGTCAAGGAATCCTGAACCGTATTATTCTTTAAGAATTCTTCCTGCTGAATATTGCAAGGAGTGGGCGTTTTTTGATATTTGTGGTGAACCCCTTCCTTGTGAATACCATGATAAGAAAAGGAGGTAAGCCAATGTTCAAACTTGACATCCCAATCAAACAGGCAAAGGCGCTTGAAAGAGCGCTGAAAGAAGAAGGTTGGATAATTGTCTTTAAAAAAGGTGAATACCATCACTATTGTTGCAGAGAATGCAGCTCAGATACATGATCAAATGAGGGGTATCGCACCGCAACGGCATCCAAATGCCTTTCCAGGTTCCCCTCTTTCGCCTGTTGCTTCATCGATTATTGGAGGAGAAGAATAGTAAAATACTTGCCCATGAAGTTTCTTGTGTAAATCCCTTGTCCGTCCATCTCCTGTTTTTCCACCTGTTGCAGACCACCGATACTTTTTAATCCCGGCACCCTGGTATCGTTCATCACGGACGGTTGAAGTCAATAGCGTGGTTTCCTGTCGGGCTAAAAACTTAGCTTTGTTCATTGTGACACCGTATTCATTCGAAATCATGTCGATTAATTCCAAGCGATTGTAACCGGATAGAATGTTCTTTTCTATCATGCCCCGCAATCGTTCGGTCTGGTTCTGACTCCAATCCACAATGGAAAGATTCAGATTATTTGTGTAGTCCTGGGCAATCTTTTGGGATAGTTCCGGCGTGACATCGATTACGATTCCGGTTGATTTCAAGTCCTCGGTTGCCTGGGAGGACATTGCTGCAAGGGGTTTTTCAATGGAGTAGGTCATTTTGCCAATAGCAGATTGAACCCGGTTTGGAATGTCATCAATCAACCTGTTTATCTTTTCATTTAGTGCTTTTGCTTTATTGTTGGCAATGGATGCAGTTGCGGAAACTGAAGCGGGAGGAATTCCTTTCCAGATCTTTTTCCTGCCATCGAACTTGGCGAACTTATCCAGCTCTGAAGAAATCCGCATTGTGAACTTGCCTGAAAACTCACCGTTTGAATACCTCACAGTGCCATTTCTGAGTGCTGCCAACAGTGCGTTATTTGCGTTCAACTTAAAATACGGGTCTTGGACTGCCTGAATAATATCTTCCCAAAACAGTTTGAAGAAATAATATTCAAGCTCTTTTTGTATCGGTTCTGAATATTCTGGTTTCCATTTAAGCATTTTTAATCTTCTATTTGTTTTATTTGATCACTATCAAAAACTACCCATGTGTTATCATCCTCTGTAAAATTTCCATAAGGGAAGTTAACACTGTCATAACCCTTTTTTTCGGCATACTGGACTATTGATACGTTATTATCATAATCTATTTTTTTTCCATTAACAAATGGTTCTAATTCGCCTGTTTTTTCGTTTACTTCCATCTCAACGACTAAAGGATCTTTTGCGGATAAATACGCCTCATGAAGATAACCCTCATGACCTTTGGCATATTGTCCCGCTGTCATAGCTCTAGAGGTGAACCAAGCTCCCGGATCTCCTATTCCCGGTTCAATTATATCATGTTTTTGGTCGCTGCCATGGTATAGTTTTAGTGGCTCTCCTTTATCATTTACTGCCTTACTTCCTGAAAACCATTTTTTAAATTCTTCTGTCTCTTTGATATCTTCACCGCTTCCTTTGCCAGTTTTAGAAAACTGTCCGCCATCATCCCTCGGGTGATCTTCCTCTTTGAATTCTGAATTCAAAGTATATTTTTTACTCTTTGTGTTTTTCCTGATCAATTTAACCTTGCTGTTTTGCATGGTCAATGATTGTTTTTCTATCGGTTGTTCAGGAGGATCTGGCTGGTCAGGAAGCAACCCCTTTGACATTGCGGTATCAATCGTGATCACGCCATGACTTTGCAAGGCTTCCCCGACTTCCTGGGAATTGATAAGCCCACGATCATAAAGGGCAAGCACTCTTTCTTGCTGTGCGCTTTTAGCTGCCTCTTCCTGCTCCGATGAAAGAATTCTAAGCGGTGGAAATTTGAAACGAAACGGGGCTTCTCTTCCCCAAAGATGATACATATTCAGCTTGATCATTTCCCGGATTATTTGCTTCATCGGAGTTCTGGTTTCTGACTCGATCATCATGTTGTAGTTTTCAAGGTCTGACTCCCCTGTATTAAACCCCGAGGCAGACAGGCCAAAAAGTTTGGTCTGTGGCATTCTCAGTGCTGAACAGATCCCTATCCTATTTTCTTTTCCTACTTCCGCAAGTCCAGCAAATGATTGAGTCTTTGATTCGTATTCGTCTTTCGCATCCATGATCAAGGCATTGACATAGTTTTTTAATTCATTCGCAAGTTGTATTCTTCGAGTGATTGCAGATGTTCCGGCTTCATTGATCAATTTTTGAGCGAGTCCATTGATCTTGTAAACATCAATCTTGGATTCGTCCAGAATTTCATAGAGTACGTTTTGAGTCTTCAAGTACAAATTCAAGTCCTTGATCATCCGCTCACCTTCTGACATTCCCCATCCTCTGAGTTGTCTCCTGACATAGTAGGGAGCACGTTTTCCCTTTATCTGCAAAATTCTGGACCTATGAATCTTAGAACCATAGAGATAAAAATGATCGTTAGGCATACCAAACAACATTTCCTCCATGTCCCCGGCATAGGGATGCGCGTTGTCAAACTGCCAACGGTCAGCGTCATAGAATTCAAGCGGTGAATTTTTCAATGTTCTGAGGTTCAAAGGTTCCTGCGGGTCTTGATTAGTGTTGATAATTAATCCGGCGCCACCGTAAAGCCTTCCCCAATTCCAGGCATTTAGCAGGGCTGTAAATTGTCCTGACTCTTCCATGAAATCCATGAGTTCATCTATGTCAGTTGGTGACATCTGATCGGATTCTATTTCGATTCCACGGGATAAAGCGTCTTGTGTCGGCAAGTCAATTGCGGTTTGGAAGATACCGGATGAGGTATAAAGGTAGGTTAAAACGATCCTGTTCAGAGTGATCAAAGAATAGTTGTTATTGAAAGCTATTGTCCCATAACTGGCAAGGTCTGAACCACCTGTCAACAGGTTTGATACCCCTACCCCGGCCACCAATTCTGTGAGAGAATTATTAATCATTTGTTCTGTTTTTGGTTTCATATTATCCCCATTGTTCAGCCATAGCGTTTGCAATTCCTTGAAATGTTATAGACCGTTTTTTTGATCTATTTTCTGGTTTCATCGAGTACCAGCCAGGCATTGATTTTCCAGATTTTAAAATCATTCTTTTTTCTGGATTTACAACATTTGTTTTATTAAGAATTGGCATATTTTTAATCCACAAACAGGTTAATTTTTGCTCTTTATGTCCAAACCATTCAGGTTTAATTATCTGATCAGGCTTTCTCAATTCTGTTGACATACATCCCACTGGGTTTTCGATACAAATTTTTTCAATATCAGAATTATAAAGTCGTAAGAAAAAATTAATTGCCTCTCTTCTTGCCTCTCTTCTTTCTGCACCAACTAAAGCCCCAGATTTTCTTGGTGGTTGGTCTTTTAGCCATTTATTAGCCGTACATGTCAAATAAGTGCAAGGAGGATGAGCAACCATCATGTCCCATCCATCATTGATGATGTCAAAAATATTGCCTTGGTAATGCTGACCTGGTATTTCGGTAGGCAATAAATCACAAGACCAGGCATCATGGCCACGTTTTCTAAATGCCTCGCGAACGACTCCGCTAAATTCACACGCTATTATTATTTTCATATAACATCCAGGATAGAGATTTCACCGCCTGATAGTTCTGCGTGTGCAAAAGTATTCCCATCGAGCCGATTAGGGGAAGCCGATGTTTCGGGGTCATACGTACAAAGTTCGTCCTCAAGTGCAGTAAATGGTATACGGTGGCAGATTTCCCCCCGTTCATATTTTGAGCTAATAGGTTCAGCTCGTAGAATCTTACCTCTTGAGCTATGTATTAACTTAACATTGACCGTTTTGTCAGCATTTTTTATTGTAGACTCCACCATATCACCACCGAAGTTCTTCTCGGCAACCACGCAATCAGCCATCCAACGATGATAGGCAGCTGATACTTCGTCAGCCCATTGTCCGGGTGTTCCATGCAATGAGTAATCATCAATTGTCATTTGCTTCAAGGCTCCATTATCATCGAAATACGATCCAGCTACTACAATTCCAATCTCATCACCACCGACACTTCCAGATGGATCGACACCAACCACAACCCGAATAAAATCGGGTAAGTTATCAGGGAAAGGATAGTACCGGATATGCGCCCTTTTCCAAAGCTTGCCAGATTCAAGGGAATACTCGCCTTTTTCAAACCTTCGTCTTTTCGCTTCGGATAGGTTGGATAGGAAGTAAAGATACTCTTCTGAAATATTTTCAAGGTTATCAGCAGGGTTCATCAAGATTTTTGCAAACACCTTTTCTGGTACTGGCCTACCGTCCGGGAATTCTCCCTTGTGAAACATGAGATAGCCCCAATGTGCAATGGAAGGAGGATTATAATCAATCATTACCTTGCCCTTGACACCCTTTGGAGGATTCAACCTGGTCATAATGAACTCGTATCCTTCATAGCTAATCTGTGAAGCTTCATTCAAGAAAATCGTTGCATACTCGTTGCCAAGTATCTTTTCAAGTCGGTCCTTATCATCCAGGCCACCAATCCATATCCTGGACTCGTTTGGAAATTCATAAAACCATTCCGACTTGTTGAGGTGGACGCGACCGGTTAAACCAAGGGTTTTTATAAGGAACGGCATTGATTGATGACAGATCGCAATCTTGGCGTGGGAGAAACGGAAACGGGAAACAAGATGGTGACTGCCAGGGTTTTTGATTGCCCTGAGTATGATTACATAAAGGGCAATCACTGTTTTGCCACTACGCCCGCCACCCTCTAATAGCGTGGTTGTATTTGCAGCTATCAGGCGAACGGCTTCTTTTTGCTTTTCTGTTTTGGTGATTGAATATTCTTTAAAAATAGTCATTAAAATGTTAGTTGATGCTCAGCGGATTTGATTCTTTTTCTTGCAATCTTGAAGTATTGAGGGTTTTTTTCTATTCCTATGAAGTTGCGGTTTAGATTTTTGCAGGCTATACCAGTTGTGCCAGATCCCATTGTAAAATCAAGAACAGTTTCGCCTTCGTTGGTATATGTCTTTATTAGGTATTCCATTAGTGGGACTGGTTTTTGTGTTGGATGTTGTCCAAATTGATCATTATTAAAATTGATAACTGATTTTGGTACAGTTTGATTAATTTTTATTTTTGCATGTTTTTCTCTATCTAAACCATGGTTACCATAACATTCAGACAGTTTTGTTCTTCTCGTTTGTGGTCTTATATTTTCTTTTTTCTTTTCTGTAATTACAGGAAAATAAAGCGGAAGTTTTCCTGATTTTGAAAAAACATTTATATCCTGATGTTTTCTCATTGGCATTTTATAAGCGTTGAGATGCCCAGTTGACCGCGATTGATTCCAAATCCATTGATAACAAAAATGTTTATGGTTTGACATTATAAGAGCAGCGGTAAACGGCTGAGAACCAAACAAAACAATTGCCCCATTCGGCTTTATAATCCTTTTCAGTTGCTCCCACATTGGCTCAAGTGGAATAATCGTATCCCATTTGCAGGCCGTGGTTCCATAAGGAGGATCGGTCAATATTAAATCAATCGATCCTGATTCAATACCCTGCATTATATGTAGGCAATCACCTTGATAAAGTTCAATCATAGTTTATCATCGTCTTTGTCTGTCTTGATAATGATCGTACCGGTATGAATCTGTTCCTGCTTGTGCTTGTAATTATCAGGATCTTTGTTCACAAGGTCAAAGATGATCATTGTGTCAGAAGGGGCATGCTGTTTGATGACTTCTTTCGTGATTTCCATTTTCTTGGTTTTTTTGTTGTACTCCCTGGTGACTTCCTTGTATTTGTATCCTCTGATCTTTTTGGCCTTGGCGTTGAGAGTTACCCGGATATCCTTTTCGTTCCCACGTTTTAGAGCGTCGGCAAAATCGGCATTGCTTTTGACTCGATCATAAAAAACATCCATGCCCCAATCTAAAGACCTTGCAATTTCAGTATTATAAAACCCTTTTGCGGCCATTTTCTCAACGGTCTTAAGTACTTCATTGGTCACTTTATAAAACACTTGAGGCTTCTTTTTTGGCATTTTTACCCGTTTTTTAGTTGTTTTTTGCGCTTTCCTGAATAGTAAACCAAAAAAAGGCAATCGTCAAAATGATCGGTTTTTAAACCATTCTCTTAAAATGTCGTAAGCCTCACAGGTTTCCATTTCTTGAGGTGTGAATCTGAGTAATGACCAACCTTGGATCGAATAATTGTTGTACTTTTCTTTGTCTTGAAGATACCCGCCGATACTTCCCCGGTGCGCTCCTTTTTCCCCGAACGTTCCACCCTCGATCTCAAGGGCAAGTTTCAGGTCCGGCCAGCTTTCAAACTCGTCTGCCGCTTCATTTCTAAACGACATTTGCCGCATTTTTGCCGGGCTCTTAGCACCGTATGATAGTAGAAAACCACCCGATCCAGTTTTCAAGAATTCCGGTTGTTGCTCCAACCTGGGCACCTTTCATCAATGCTACTTTCCGAGTTGGCGAAAGCTGCGAAAGCGCATCCATGATTTTTACAAGATAACGCGTATAGTCATTCGACCATGGACCGTATTTTGCTGATAGTTCTTTAGGCAATACCCTGTTTTTCTCAGCCCACTCCGAAACCAATAGGGTTAGGTTATGATCGGTCAAGCTTTCGATTGATGAGGATATAAAATCAATGTCTGTTTTTTCTAACTTTTGGGATTCAAGCAATTTTGTTCCTTTTAAAGAATTTTATAAATTTGAAATCCGTCTTCTGTTTCGTATTCTACAGCCCAACCAACTTTATCCCAAAAATTAAGGTTTTCTTCAACGCAAAATCCTTCAATTCTGCTACACCCTTTTTCTAGCATCTTGTCGTAGACTGCATATAAAAGCATTTTAGCAACCCCATTTAATCGGTAACTTTCGGAAACAAAGAAATCCTGCCCATATGCAGATCCAGTGAACGGGGTAAAAAACATGCAAGATGCTATTATATCTTGATTATATAGCACGACAAATAAAGTGCTTTTATTTCCGTCAACTAAGAGGTCTTGGGTTCTAATATCACAATCTTGTATTTTCATATTTTAAAACCTTTTGGTAAAAGCCTGTGCCTTTTCATCTCTTGAACCAGTTCTGCAAGTGAATGATACGTGATATGAATACCTTCGCCCCTGTGAACCTTATCGCGGTATTCAGGCTGTTTCAATTTTGGGTCAAGATCTTTCCCGGGCATTTTTGCCTCAAGTGCTACAAAAAGCCCCATGACACACAAGTGTTGATCTGTCATTCCAGGTTCCCTACTTCTAACCCGGATACCACCGCGAACCCTTAAAGCTCCATTGTCTGTTTTGAACAATTCACACCTGGGAACTCTTGAAAGAAGATCTGCAGCCGCTTTTTTTAATTCAGTTTCATTTTTGTACAGCTCGAAACTTTCAACAGTCTGCTTATCTTTCTTTCGGATCACTCTCGGCTTGCCTCGTCTGACTTCAACGGCGAAAGTTTCAGAGCATGACCCGCTTTTAAGCAGGTCATCAAATGTCAATCTAGTCCTCATCGATTTCAATCTGATCGCCTTCTTGTTCCTTAATCTTTTCAGTCGGTGGAAGCATGACGGCTTCATAATCACCTTGGATAAAATGAACCGGTCTTTGTGGTCCTGAGAATGTAATTTCAACCTCTTTGGACTTTTTGAATCCGGTTAGACAGGCAGAAAAATCAGAGGACATTGCCGTCAATTCGGAAATGGCTTCCTTTTTGATCTGAAAAAATATTTCCAGGTTTTTAAATTCAATCTTTGGTTGTGCGTAAGGGATGCAACCATCATGAGAAATCAATTCGTTATCTGTTATCTCAACATGCATATAGCTCGGATCATTCTTAGCCATTTTTTTACAATAAACCTTGTGTTCTTCCATCATGGCCTTGAATGCCAGCAATTCTGGCCTTGGAATCATGAACGTGGTTGGAAGTGCGCCTTTTTTCTTGGCGTTCCCAGATTGCTCAATGGTATTTTCCCCGATCAGAACAACTTTTTTTGTGGCGAAATCATTACCGCCCGTGCAAATCAACTTCCCATCCTCGTGCCTGACAAACAAACAGTTTTTTCCATTTCCAGTTTGCGAAGGTATAACCGGCTCAATGAATTTTATCATATCGGCCACTAATAAACGATCTAAAATCATAAATTCCTTTTAAAAAAGGTTAATAACGAAAGTCGGTCCAATGAATTATCTTGCCCTTAAAGTCCTCATCGAACCATTTGAAAAAGTCTTCAACTGAATCGAAGCCATCGTTTTTTGCAAGTTTTTCAATATCTTGAGAAACGTCATAAAATAGCTTTTCATCAATCCATATTCTTACAGAAGAGGTATTTTTATATTTTCTAACATCAAAATGAGTTATCTTTATTTTTTGAATAGAAACACAATAGTCTTTATAAAAACAATGGTAAAACTTAGTTCTGACACCGTGAGCCATGTGAATCAATCGTCCGGTTTTCCATCTCCCCGACTTATCTTCCCGGATTGAATGTATTTTTGTTTTATCGAAAACAATCTTTCGATGAAAATTTGTTTCAGTCCCCCAAGGGAACTTCTTTTTAAATGATAATATCATGTTTTCCTTTTTTAAAGAGAGCAAAGCAGGGCTAGGAGTGGACATAAGTCATTGTCTCGCCCCGCCTTGCTAATCACACCCATTTGTTAAAATCTTGATTGTTCGTTTCCATCAGTTGATGATTCAAATCGATTACACCAGCCAATGAAATTCATCGGAATAGTTCCTTTAGGTCCACATCTAACTTTTTCGGCTCTTATCCAGGCTTTTCCTTTTAGGTCCTGTATATTTGGCTTGTATTCTTCCGGTCGGTAGACGAAAAGAATTATGTCAGAATCATGTTCAATTGCTCCTGATTCACGCAAATCTGAAAGCTGTGGTTTGTTGTCCTCTCTATTTTTCACACCCCTGTTAAGCTGTGATAATTGAATAACTGGAATATCAAGCTGAATTGCTAAGTCTTTTGCTGAATTGGACATGTATGCAATCTCTCTTTCTCTATTTCCTGAATTTTTTGCAGAAAACAATTGCAAGTAATCAAATACAACAAGTCCTATTTCAACTTCTTTGCGAAGCCTTTTAACCTCGAAAGTAGCTTCATCAAAATCTCTAATTTTATCATTGAAATAGATAGGCTTTTGTCCGAGTCTATTACTCGCATATGTTATTTTGTCCCAATCGCCTTGACTCAGTTTCCCGGTTCTTGTTTTCCTTGAATCAAACTTTCCGATACTTGCAAGCATTCTACCTGCTAATTGAACATGAGACATTTCCCTAGAAAAAATGATAGTTGCTTTGGTTTCATGGGTAAGCGTGTAAATATTTTCAACGATGTTAAGTGCAAATGTTGTTTTACCCTGTCCTGAATCGGCCGCTATTGTGATAAGATCAGGGGAACAAAGACCGGAAATCAATTTATCTAGTTCTTCGTAACATGTCGGAATTCCTGAAATGATCGCTCCTGATTTGTCTCTTTCCTCGAGTTTTCTTGTTAGATCAATAATTGAATCACCAATATTAACTGTTGAATTTGTTTTGTTTGCTGTTGAAATACGTGTCAGAACCGTGTCGGCTTCTATTAAAAGATCTCTAACGCTTTGTTTTGGGTCTCTTGCTTTTATTGCTATGTCCGTGAATTCTGAGATAAGGTTCCTCATGACCGCATGTTCTTGAATCACCTTGGCATAGTATAAAATATTTCCAGAAACAGGAGTTTTATTTTCAATCTCTAGCAAATAAACATAACCTCCAATTTCCTCAAGTTTTCCAATGACTTTCAACTGATCACCTAAAATAACGACATCTATTGGCCGGTTTGCTGCTACAAGTTCAAGCATTGCCCTGAAAATATGCCGGTGTCCTTCCACGTGAAATGAATCAGGAGTAAGAATTCCTGATACTTTTGAAAGAAGCTTATTATCGTAAATAATTGCCCCAATAACAGCTTGTTCCCCTTCAAAATCGTGCGGTATTGTTAGAATCTTTTTATTTTCTGCATTCATAATATTTCCTTTGTGCTTTGTGAAGTAAGTTCTGATTCCTGGTTCATGCTGTCAGAGATTGAACTTCCATTATCCGTTGATGATTTTTTATTAAACTTCTCATCGTTCCTGATCCAGTTTCTTACAGTTGCCTGCCAGTCAGCTTTTTGTTCTCCCTTGCCCCTAAAATGATCAAAACAAGATTCTGCAAGTTGCTTGAATTTTAATTGACCAATTCCTTTTTCTTTGCAAAGCGATTTTGTTGCATCTGACAAATTTTCAATAAAAGATTGTATTTCATCAAAGGATGGAGGGTCAGTTTTTGGTTTTTTTGAAGCCTTTCTACTTTTTTTAACCGGTGGGTCTGTGCTTTCATTTTGATGATTGTTAATTTCTTCCAAATTACTATCTGTATCTGTCTCTGTATCTGTCTCTGTATCTGTCTCTGTCTCTGTCTCTGTCTCTTGGTCCGGAGTCTCTCCGGAGTTTGTCCGGTCATTGTCCGGAGTTTGTCCGGACTTTTTTGAGTACTCGTCCCTATATTTCAACAACTTACGACATTCAATTACCAAAAAATCTGAATTATTCTCACAAATTTCTATATTAAACAGAGAAAGTTTCTGGAAAGTTTCTAGAAACTTTCTAAGTATTTTCGGACTTTTTCCACAAAACTTTGCCCATTTTTTTATGGAATACCTCGCAGAAGTCTTATCAGTGCCATCCATTAAAAAGGCTATTTTTTCAAGAATAAGCCAGTAAACCCCGTACCCTTCAGCCCCATGCAGCTCAAGTATCTCGGCAAGTTTTTCGTCTTCGGATGCTTGAGTAAGGTGTTTAAACCATCTCATAGTCATCCAATTGAATCAAAATATTTCTGTAGCTTAAAAATAGTCATCGTTTGCGGTGTTAGCCTTCCGCTTTCGATTCCTGATAGAGTTGGAAGAGATATATCAGCCTTTTTTGCTATTTCAAGCTGAGTGATATTTTTTTCCATTCTGTACTCTAGCAGGACTTTGCTAGCGTTTTTCTTAGTTATTATCATTTTAAACCTTGTAAAAATTAACTTTATTTGTTTCCTTGTTATTATCAGGCAAAAAAATAGCTGTCAACAACTTTAATCCGAATTTTTAATAAGGAATGTCAGATTCTTTAATATCTTTTTCGAGTTCTTCAATCTCTAAGTCTGTTGCCTCCCTTCCTGTATAATCACAATGGAAACAGGTCCAAATCCAACCTCCCCATTCATCGATAATCATTTCAGCGTCACACTTTGGGCATTTCATATCGATTCCCCAATAAAACGCGATGGAGGACAGGGCATTCTTGCTTCAGGATCAACCGGGCGTGATGTCAAGATCAAGAAATCCTTTGCCCGTGTATAAGCCACATATGCAAGCCTACGTTCGCTTTCAAGCTCTTTCGGGTCTTTATTGGCTCGATATGAAGGCAAGATTCCCTCATTCATTCCGGCAATGATCACCATGTCAAATTCAAGCCCTTTTGATGCATGGATTGTCATTAATTGCAGTTTCTTTGGCTCTGCTGATATTTCGTCCTGGACGTCGAAGAGTGCTAACCAATCCAGATATTCCCGAATCGATGGGTTGTGATGGCTTTCAATATAGCTGTCAATGAAGTCAAAAACATCGGAACATTCAAAACCGTAATCGACGCCCAACATCCATTCAATAACGTCAAGAAATGATTCTTTTCTAACAGCCTCGATGTATTCCGTCATTTCTCCATTGTGCTTATTCTCCGTCCATACCTGGAAGTGGCTTTTATTCTGCCGTACCGCTTGCATTCTAATCGCTTTGTATTGCTCCCTGGAAATATAAAAATAATCGAGTGCCAGCATGAAACTGAAATTATCGAACGGATTAACGGCAATATTCAGAAGAGAATGGACACGCCTGAAGTTTTCACTACGTGTGAAAGCGGTTTTTTTGCCAATGTAATCGTGATCGATACCAGACTGAGTGAGAAGTGTTGAAAGTTTTTCGAGAAGGAAATGGTTGCGACCAAGAACAGCCATATTGCCGTTATAATCAACAGGCATTTTCATTAAATCATCTACAATTGTTTGCGAATCCATATTTGGAATAATTGTGTATGAATTTTCTTTTTTTCTAATCGGGTTCATTTCCAGCTCTAGCCGATTAACATTGTGTCGGATCAAACGGTTTGCAGCCTCAACGATGTAGCCGTCTGACCTGTAGTTATCCTTGAGCTTATAGATATCGAACTTGTCTTGGTTCCTGATCAGATATTCCGGATCTGCACCACGGAAACCATATATGGACTGACTATCATCTCCTACTGCAAACAATGAAGCGTGACAAATGGCACAGATTAAACGAATAATTCTCCATTGTAACGGATCTAGATCTTGAACCTCATCAACCAGGATATGTTTAAAATTCAACAAGTGGCCAATTCTCGGAAGTAGATCAAGAAACGAGGTCATGATCATGCCGTATGTCAGAGCGTTGTTTTCACGACATCTCATAAAAAAAGCATCCATGATTTCGTTAACGATCTGATCCCTATCGTTCCTTTGTTTTCGTGTATACCAGAGGTTGAACGCTTCATCAATTTCGGTTTTTTTGATCTGCTTGAAAGTTTTCCCGTTGTAATATCCGAGTTCTTTGCATATATCTTTCAACAAAAAACCCTCTTCCCAACTGGAATAGACGGTAATTTTACCCGGATTTAAGCCTATAAATTCTCCAAATCTCTGGATCATTCGCAATGCCACGGAATGAAGGGTTCCGATTGTGACATTATGCGATTTAGAACCTGCTAGTTTTTCCAAACGCTCAGTCATCTCAGAACCGGCTTTTCTCGTAAAAGTAGCGCACATAATCTCGTAAGGGCTTACGTTGCAATTTTCTAGCAGGTGATTGACTCTACTGACCAGCACGCGAGTCTTTCCAGACCCGGCACCGGCCAGAATCAAAGCGTTTTTGGAGTCTGTTAAAACGGCTTTGATTTGTTCCTGGCTTAGATTCATATTTTTTTACACCTCGCTAAGATTTTCTTGATCTGACTTTTTGTTGGCTTCCAAATCACCGAAGGATTGCCTTTGTTCTCAATAGCATCAATTCTGTTTGATAGTTCATCAATTCTGTTTGATAGTTCATCAAGTTTTTTAGTTATCCATTCATCGTTACTTTTAACTTTTACACTTTCAAGCTCATCAATCGTGCCGAAATGGATTGACCTGGTTTCTTTAATGAAATTTTCATCCTTAAATCTTTTGAATATCTCTCCAAGAGGTAAAATTTCACCAAACGTTCCGTCGATTTTTTCTTGCATTGTGCCTCTTTTTTTAAGTTTCTTTCAAATATTCAGCATGACATCTGTCAGCAAGTTCTTTTATTTCTTTACTGTCCGAAGTATCTACAAGTTCGGTATTGATATTCTCACATAACCATCGCACAGCATAAAATATTTGAGGAAAGTTGATTTGCACGGCTTCAAGCTCTCTTATTCTTTCTTTCAGCCTTTTCTCTTCTTTTTCATAACATTGGCATTCATGACAATCTGATCCGTCCATAAAAGTTGACCATTCTTCACCCATTTTTACCCCGCTCAATCTGGTTAATAAGCAACAAAATAATACGCTCGGTTGAGCGATGAAAGCCTTTTTTATTCCAGCGGCTAACTGTTGACTCTGGTATGTCAAGAAGTATTGCAAGCTCTCGGTTTGTGCGGCAACCGAGAGCGGATTTTATTTTTTTGATCATTTTTTGTACCCTTGAATGTGCATGGCATGTAATCAAGCGGATGTCCACCGGGGTGTCCTGGTTTTAAATTCCATCCACATCTATCTTTCTCGATGATCCAGCCTAATTCAACCCGCAAAGCGTTTTTCTGTAAATGGCAGTCGTTGTAAGACTGCCTCCATTTGCATTTTTCCGAGCAATAAGGCCGACCCATGTTTGTAGGATCGGCGGCGATTGGCCTCACTCCCAACCCCCTGTGTCGTAGTTGTACGCAAATCTACCTGATAGAATAGGGTCTCCTTCCACCTTCCTTACCCTAATGAGCTTGGCGTCACCAAGCAGCACAGCGGAGTCAAACTTAATAAAAGCAAGACCAGAAAGCGATCCTGGTATGGTTTCGATAAGATTGTTATTTAAAAAGATTTCGTAAGTTTTCATTTTGTTCTCCTTAGTTATGCCGGGTTTCCCCGGCGGTTTGGTGTTAGTTATTTTCAGAAGCATATTCTTCTACAATATCATGCTGAAGATTCCTTACCTCTTGCCACAACAAGGAATCTTTTTCAATTTCTCCTGCTTGTTCAAGTGCATCATCTTCACCAAAAACAATATTGTTCAATTCCTCTTTGGTGTACTCAGCACAAATAAATCTTGCAACTTGTCTCTCCAACATTGAAGCTACTTCAAAAGCTTCAACTTCAATTTTTTGAATTCTTGAATGAATAGTCATCTTTGATCTCCTCTGAGTGTTAAGTTCCAAATCCGCTTTATTGCTGATTTGTTAATTAATCATCTCATGTGTTGAACACTCTGTCAAGTATTATTTTATAAATAATTTACACCAGTGCAACCGGAGTGCTTATTGACTTGGAGACAAAAACGGAAATGTTGAAAATTATCAGTTTGCTATATTTCTTTAGCGATCACACCTCCACAACAATAAAGTTTTCAGGAACATGGGAGACCGAGTGACAGGTCGAGACAAGGACTTGCTTATCCAATTTTGACAAGATTTCAAGAGTCTTTTGCATGTTCTCTTGATCAAGTTCAGCAGCCTCTAAAACAATAATATCAGCGTCAAGGACATGAGCCAAGGCTGTATCAAAAACCTGTTTTTGCATACCGGACAGACCGTTGTATGGTGTTACTGTCTCGCCTTCTTTCCAGCCGATCACCATATTATATTTTTCATTTTCATCAACGCTATAGGCAAAAACAGATTCGCCAGATGGTAAAACCTCGTTCATTTTCTTTTCAATCTTTATCACAATCGCTGATATAGCAGCCGCTTTTTTGCGTTTGGCGTCATCACGAACTTTTTTAGCTTCCAGCAACTCAGACTTATACCCGTGTGCGTCCTGGCTTGCCATTTCGATCTGTTCGTTAATCCCGGATAGCTTGAGAAAAACGGTTTCATCGGCCTGCAGGTTCTTTTTTTTCTGCTGCAAACCGGTAATCATTTGATTCATGGTTTGAATATCAGACATATTTTTTAAGCTCCTGTTTTGCAACGATCAGAGCCGCACATGTCGAGCAACCTGAGCCGACCAGGGCGTCAATGATGCGTTGGATTGAATTAATAGTCTCTTGCATTTCCGGACTCATCGGCATTGATCCAATGTTGTACTTTGCCCAATCCTCATCGGTTTTAAGCGGGATTTCATCATCGGGTAAAAATGATTCCTGCCTTATAGTTACCCCACTTTCACTTACAACAACCATCTTTTGTCGTTCTTTTTCGTCAGCGATTGCCTGAGAAACAGCCGTTTTCTTTTCAATCTCCGCTTTTTTGGCCGCTTCCTCCTTTTCTTTTGCCGCCAATTTTTCAGACTCTTCTTTAGCTTTGGCTTTAGCTTCCTCGATTTCAGCTGATTTGATTTGTTCCTGGAGGTCTAAAATCTGAGTTTCAACTGTCTGAATTTCCGCTTTAACTGCTGAAATTGAACCCGACGGCATGACAATTTCACTTTTTGAAGCGGTCAAACGCACGACGGTGGATTCAGCGCCCGCAATCTTTTTTTCAATGATACTAACGTCAGCTTTCGCGTTTTCAATCTCGGAATCGATTGTTGACAACGTATCATCAGGATACAATTCAAAAAGAGTATCAACTTTCTTTGCCTCGCTTTGCTTCATGAACTCGGAAACATCTGCAATTCGTGGACTACCAGCTTTTCCAAGCATACTCGAAAAAACATCAGCAGCAACCCGCTTTCCTTCATACTGCAAAATCTGAGTAACTCCTTTTTCATTTCGCGCGAACTTCCTTCCAAATTCTTTGCCACCTATTTTCACGGCAACTACAAGTGATTCCTGACCAAAGCTGTCCAGGATATCACCCGTACGTTTACCCGCTGTCGAAAACGGGATGCTTCCATATAATGCTAGGGCGATTGCTGCGGCCCTGGTTGTTTTCCCGGATTTGTTTTTCCCGGTATAAAGCACCTTTTCCGGGACATCCTCATCGATATCAAAACCCTTGAAACCGACGGTTCTAACGTGTTCAATTTTTAGCATGATTTTCCTTTTAATTTTGAGCGTCAATGAGATCCGACACCTTGTTATAAATTTTGATCGCCGCTTCATCTGAAATTGTTTCAATTTTATCGGGATTAATTTTAAATTCTGAACATGATTTTTTAAATTCGTTCGGGAATTTTTCAGACAAATAAATGACCTGCTTTACAGCTTTGGAAAGCTCTTTCTTTTCTTCATTCTGCGCTTCAGGCTCCTGTTGCTTTTCGCTTTCCTGGGAATCTTCCGGGTCTGTTGCGGCCTCGATAGCTTGATAGTCTTCATCTTCTGAGGTACGCTCAACACCCTGCTTGATTTCGACCGATTTGAATTCATCAGCTCCACCGCCTTCGATCATCCCGGCAACACGGTCCTGAAGTTGTGAATATTGAGCGGCGTCCCATTTCACGATATTGTTTCCGGTTGGTCTCCATGCCAGAACAGCAAACCGCCAAACGTTTGCAGGGGCTTTCTGAATTCCTGATAAATGCTTGAGTGCGTTTCTTTTTGCGAAGGTCTGCGCGAAGTCCATCGCTTTCTTTTCCCGGTTCAAAATTTGAGCCAGCCAGGTGATAACTTCATTGTGACTTGTATTTATCCAAAGATTCATAGATTCGTCGAACGGATAATGCGCCCAAGTCTCTGTTGCTTTTTTGTCAATCGCTGGCTCCATTCCGACCGGCAAAACTTTGAATGCCTGTGGAAATTTCTTTGCCTTAGCAAGTAAATCAATCATGCGATAGCTTGGAGTATCAAAGATTGTTGTCCAATCTGATACCTGAGGAATGCCCATCGAAGAGTAGCGAAAAGCAATAGCCCTGGCATGAACAGCAAGGATTCGCCTGTTTTGCGGGTCACGTTCTGCGAAAGGGTTCGGTCTCCATTCGGTACCGACTAAAACTTCTTTCGGGAAAATAACGCTTGCCCCGGTTGCCTCTGCCCAAACTTCGTAACCTTGAGCTGAAACCACGAAATCTCCGTTGTAAACCGGTTGTATTAAAGTACCTTCCTGAACCGATAAGGTAAGGGCTTTTTTAAAGGCTTTGATTTGGCCCTGTCCGTCGGATAGGATAAAAGCCTCATCTGTTCCCAAAACCGCAATGTCCTTTTTTCTCAGCTTGTCTATATAACTGATAATTGCCCTTGACTCTGGACTATCCTGTGTTTGAAGTGCTGCAAGTGCGCTCTGTTCTGTAACTGCTGGTAAATTTTTATCTGTCATTTTTTTTTATCTCCATGACTGGTTAGTTAAAATTAAGAATACGGTTTCAGAGTCAACCATTTTTTAGAACCTGTCAATAGTTTTTTGCATAAATAAATCTTTAGTTTTCTATTGACATTTAGAAATGATTTGTTCATTATTGCAGAAACACTTAACAAAGAGGATATATGGAGAACAAGAAAAAAGTGGTAAAAACCTACGTTGAAATGGATCAAGGAATATGGCAGCGTTTCAAGGAATTTTTGAAAAGCAAAAAGGGAATGACTTTAAGGCGTGGTCATGAAGACGCCCTAAAAAAATACATGGGAGAAAAAAATGAATGATCAATATTTGAATCATGCCTTTGCTATTGCTGGCGCAATTCTAAGGGCAAGAAAAAATGAAGAATATAAACTGGTTGCCCTGGGAATCAGAAAGAAAGGTGAAAAGGGATTCAAGATAATCTCTGCTGTTAAACAACACGAAAACGAGAAGATTAATGAAGAAAGAAGATAAACCAACTAAAAGTTTAGTTGAATTCGTAACAAACGAAGCGAATGGAGTCGAACTGGTAACAGTTGTTTGTTTCAACCCGAATGATAGCGGGAATTTTTTCAATCAGCTCACAATTACGACCGAGATTCCATCAGGACTGACAGGTGAAAAAAGGAAAATCGGTATTTTATCGGCTATTCAAAAAAATGGACTCATGCAGTGGGTAGAGATGGAGTTATGAAAATTGACTATAAATTCTGGTTATTTTTGATCGTTTTTTCTCTGTCTCAATGTCTCGTGGCTCTGTCACTGAATTACCGGATTTCAACCGATATGATGATGATACTAAATAAGTTGTCAGATCAGATTGATTGCCAGCTTGGAGATAATCCAACTTGTGAAATTTTAGAGCAGCAAAAGGAATTTTCAAACACCCTAAAAAATAGGTAAATATGAAACAACAAAAAATAGATGGTGATAAGACACTCACAGAAACCCACCTGGATAGAAACCCAACTGTTTGGGTGTGCGGAATGATTTTTGATAAAAAGAAAGGAGAATTTTATTACCACAATGGGAGTCCGTGGGACGCAAAAAAATAATAGCAAGGGCGTTGTGGTCCGTTTGATTTCAGGGGTTATGGTTGAATTTACCTCTCCTCCCCCATCCATAGGAATCGATCCGGGTAATGGCCTGTTGTACATGCAATGCCCTTGCTTTTCTAATAAACAAAAAAAGCCTCTTAAAACGCCTTAGAATAGATTTACTTTCCAAGGCATAAAAGAGGCTGTATTTTTCCTGCTTTAAAATCCTACCTATATCCGTTCAATCCTTGTTATCAAATTTTAGACCGATAATAAAACCACTGAACCAGGATAGGATAACTCCGATTGTATCGATGAAAATAGGTTCAATTGCTTTATTCCAAACACCACCAAGCTTGACACTACAAAATATTGAAACCACTTGACCGTGTTTTTGTCCGGCTGCTCCCAATTGTTTTGACCATTTTCCGGTTGGGATTTTAGTCAGAATCCAACCCAGAATCAAAGCCCCGATTGTCCCGGCTGCCGCTTGTAATCCGTAGCTCACTAACCATGCTGTGATTATTTCCATTAGTTCCCCTGTATAAGTTCATAATGTGTCAATCATAAATCTCAAAGTGGGGTAGATCCATGAATTTCTGATCATTGGTTAAAGTATCATTATCCCAATCACCACCCCAACGTATTTTGATACCCCTTTTTTCAGCGATTCCTTTCACATAACCACCAAAAAAATAGAAACGGTTCAAATTTTCCCAGTCGATAGGATAAGGGACAACGTCAATGGCTCTCGACGGTTTAATATTATGTTTTGAATCGGGCCATCTTAGAGTTGACATATTAGACCTGAAAGCCTTGTTTTGTTCTTCCTCTGTTCTATGACCAGCCAAAACAGTGCAATCGAAATGCTCAATCACTTCATTAAACAATTCATTCAATTCGATATCACAGGTTTCAAGGGCTTCTTTGCTTTTTGCGCTAAAACTTGGCATAATCCCCCTATTTTTTTAAAAACGTTGTAAAGATAACAACTGAGAGTGCACCGAAGCTGGAAAGAATACCGGCCAAAATCCAGATCTTAATTCTTTGAATGGATTCTGCTACGGCTTCTTTTTTCCGTTCCCCCATTTTTGTCCAAATCAATTCATGCTGTGTTCGACAGTTTTCAACTATTCTGCTTTGATAACCGCTTAGATTTTTGATTTCCTGACTGTGAATAATCGTTATTTCTTTAATGATATCGAGTCTATCATGCAGTTTTTCAACCGTTTTATACAGCTTATCAACTTCGAGCAAAACAGTGTTATCTCTTTCCAACTGTTGTCTTTGTCCGTCTATGATCTGCAAGAGATATGTTTCAATATTTTCAGGCATTTATCCACACAATGTTTTATTTGTTATGGATGATATGGCTCACTAAGTGAAAAACCAAATCTATAACATCTTAATTCGTCTAAGGTTCCATCAATAAAGGCTACATCAGTTCCGTTTAGTGCGCAGAGTGCGGGAAGACTTATTCCGGCAATACTTAAGCCTGATCCAACCAGTGACCAGGTGCTTCCATTGAATCTATAACATCCTAATTCTTCAAAGGTTGAATCAATAAAGGCTACATCAGTTCCGTTTAGTGCGCAGAGTGCGGGATAACTTATTCCGGCAATACTTAAGCCTGAACCAACCAGTGACCAGGTGCTTCCATTGAATCTATAACATCTTAATTCGTCTAAGGCATCATCAATAAAGGCTACATCAGTTCCGTTAAGTGCGCAGAGTGCGGGAAGACTTGTTCCGGCAATACTTAAGCCTGATCCAACCAATTGTGCAGATGTCCAAATAGTTTTATGGAATATTTCATGTTCGAAGCCTGCCCCGTCCTGAAGGTAAAGATTGTTGTCTGATTTTGGATAGATTTTACAGTAACCTGTATCAGCCGTCGGGGTCGTGGTCTCTTTTAATACAATTGCGTCACCCCTTATCAATAGTTGATTATCTGCGTTCTTGTATATTATTTTGTCTGTTTTGATAATTGTATCAACATACGCTGATCCGTTGTGGCCGCCAAATATATAGATGTAATCCCCGATGATGGCTTGGGTTGCATAGGCTTTTATCTCAGAAAGAGTGCCGGCCGGTGACCAGGAGGTTGGATCTGAGATAGGTGCTTTGATAATTGTATCGAGATACACTGAGCTGTTGCGACCGCCAAATATATAGATGTAATCCCCGATGATGGCTTGGGTTGCATAGGTTTTTATCTCAGAAAGAGTACCGGCCGATGACCAGGAGGTTGGGTCTGAGATAGGCGCTTTGATAATTGTATCAACATACGCTGAGCCGTTGAAACCGCCAAATATATAGATATAATCCCCGATGATGGCTTGGGTTGCATGGGCTTTTATCTCAGAAAGAGTACCGGCCGATGACCAGGAGGTTGGGTCTGAGATAGGCGCTTTGATAATTGTATCAACATACGCTGAGCCGTTGAAACCGCCAAATATATAGATATAATCACCGATGATGGCTTGGGTTGCATGGGCTTTTATCTCAGAAAGAGTACCGGCCGATGACCAGGAGGTTGGGTCTGAGATAGGTGCTTTGATAATTGTATCAACATACGCTGAGCTGTTGCGACCGCCAAATATATAGATGTAATCCCCGATGATGGCTTGGGTTGCATCGGATTTTATCTCAGAAAGAGTGCCTGCCGATGACCAGGAGGTTGGGTCTGAGATAGGCGCTTTGATAATTGTATCAACATACGCTGAGCCGTTGAAACCGCCAAATATATAGATGTAATCCCCGATGATTGCTTGGGTTGCAAAGGCTTTTATCTCAGAAAGAGTGCCTGCCGATGACCAGGAGGTTGGGTCTATATTTCCTAAAATATTTGGTGAGTCATTTCTGATTCCATGTGAATTGTTATGTATTGTATTTAATTGCACCAGATCAGGACTAAGTCTGGCTAATATATTACCGACATATAAACCTCCCAAAGCAGGAGTCCATTTTCCCGGATTTGTTGACGGCTTAAAATTTAGATTCGGCGAGCCAACTGTGCCAAAAATGTCTTTCCAAATTACTCCCTCATCAACGACAAATGAAACATCTTTATAATATTCGGTTTCATCGTTCCATTCAGCAACACCGGATTGCATGAGGTAAGCGAGTTGTGAGGTTATTAGGAAAAACAGCGAGTTTATATCTTCGAGGTAAGGTAAAACACTTGTTCCCTGATCCGATACAATCGCAGATAGTCCTTCTTCGTATTCGGTAAGGTCTTGCATAGTTTCAAGATTTTTTGTGGTTACAGGTGTGCCCGCTGCTTTTGATCCTATTTGCCCAAATTCACTGGTGCCACCGGATAAACCAAATATTTTTTGTAATGCTCTTGTAAGTAACGCCATATCGAACCCCAGTTAATAAGTTAGGAACGATCCAAAGGGATCATCTGAGTAAGTTATAAGACCTTCTGAAAAATCAGGTATTGCAGTTGAAGCATATTTTTTGAGCGAGAAAATATTTTCTATATCTTGAACAAAATTAGTCGTAATACTAACAGCTGCCGGCTTAGGTATTGCCCCTTGTGCTAAAGCAACATTAATTATCCATTCAATATCCGAGGAAAAAATATAACTAATCGTCATGTTTTGGTTGTCAGTAAAAATGATTTGCCCTGGAAAGAATTTATGTAAAATATTATCGATTTCAGCATTTGAATGATTGCTATTGTTTTGAGCTATTTTAAGTTTATTAATTTT